AACAGAGACTTCCGAGCGTTCGTTCGAAGAAGAAACCAAACTCTCTGGCTTCACTGCCGCACCAGTCAAGAACGAAGGTTCTGCGATTGCGTACGACAATGCTCAGGAAGCTTGGACTGCTCGATACAACCACGAGACCATCGCCCAAGGCTTTTCGATCACTGAAGAAGCGATTGAAGATAATCTGTATGACAGCCTGTCGGCGCGTTATACCAAAGCTCTGGCTCGTTCAATGGCCTACACCAAGCAGGTCAAAGCGGCTGCAATCTTGAACAACGGCTTCACCAACTCTGCTCAGTACTACGGCGGCGATGGCGTACCTCTGTTCTCCGCTTCGCACCCACTGGTTAACGGCGGCAACAACAGCAACGTTCCTTCGACCGCTGCTGACTTGAACGAAACTTCGCTGGAAAACGCTGTGATTCAAATCGCTGCGTGGACTGACGAACGCGGTCTGCTGATCGCTGCCCGTCCCCGTAAGCTGATCGTTCCGCCGAGCCTGCAATTCGTTGCAACTCGTCTGCTCGAAACCAGCCTGCGTGTCGGTACCAACGACAACGACATCAACGCAATCAAGAACAATGGTTCGATCCCAGAGGGTTACACAATTAACCACTTCCTGACCGACACCAATGCTTGGTTCCTGACCACCGACGTACCAAACGGCATGAAGCACTTCATTCGTGCACCGCTGGATACGAAGATGGACGGCGACTTTGATACCGGCAACGTCCGTTACAAGGCTCGTGAGCGTTATTCCTTCGGCTGGTCAGACCCATTGGGTATGTTCGGTTCCGCAGGAGCGTAAGACAAAAAGGGGGACTTTACCGTCCCCCTTTTTTAGTATATAAAGTACAGAATTCCGGGGGATACCCGGTGCGATCGAACAGGCCCCCCACCTGACTTCATGCAGATCGTCGCACCTAACCGCATGAGGGAAAATTCAAATGGCACTTTCTACTACCCAAAGTATTTGGCGTTCGGGCGGCGGCGATCAGACTCGCACCGCATATTGTGGCTCCGGCGTTATGGCCGCGCAGTTCTACATCCCTGACGCATCTGAAGCCGCTAACGTCGTAATTTCTTCGGCTGCTGGCGCTCCTAACCTTATTCTCCCCGCTGGTGCTGTTGTCCTCTCGGTAAACATCACTACTGCTGGCGCTGGTTCGGTTGACATCGGCACCACTGGCGTGGCCTCTGGTACAGCCACTCCTGCTGCTATTGCTAACAACCTGTCTGTGGCTACGGCTGGCTTGGTTACATCAGGTCTGACCCTGACTGCAATTAGCGAACTGTCGTATGTGACTTCGCGTATCGACACAAGCGGTAATAACCCTGTTGCCGGTTACATCACTTACTTCGTCGCCGATCCTCTGGTTGGTCAGCAGAACGTCTAATAAGGAGGCATCATCATGATGCAAACAGACGTAAAGTCGGCGCAGGTAACCTCGACCAATACGGCGTATGCCGACACGACCCGTGTAAAAGCGGTGACTGTCAGCTACGCCTCTGGCGGTACGGTTGTCCTGAAAGACGGCGGCGCAAGCGGTACTACGCGGTTTTCATTCACTGCACCGGCAGCGGCGGGATCAGAGCATATTCTGTTCCCCGGCGAGGGCATCAAGTTCAACACTGATGTTTACGCTGCGTTGTCTAGTGCAACTATTGTGGTGTTCTATGGCTAAGTCCCCGGCATGGACTCGCAAAGAGGGCAAAAATCCCAAGGGTGGTCTAAACGCCAAAGGGAGAGCCTCCTACAACGCAGCGAATCCGGGGAAGCCGGGGCTGAAAGCCCCCCAGCCGGAAGGCGGCGCAAGGAAAAAGTCGTTCTGTTCCAGAATGGAAGGGATGAAAAAGAAGCTCACTTCTGCCAAAACCGCGAAAGACCCGAACAGTCGGATTAACAAATCATTGAGGGCTTGGAAATGTTGAAAGACCATCTTGAACCAGACCTGATGGATAACGTCTCGGTCCTTGCTGGGCTTGGCGTAATTCTGGGATGGTTACCAAACGTGCTTTCTATCGTTACTATCGCATGGTTCAGTATTCGTATCTGGGAGTCCGACACGGTTCGTGGCTGGACAAAACGCGAGAAGAAGATCGATGCCGAGCAAGAGTAAAGCACAACACAACCTGATGGCGGCGGTTGCCCACAACCCCGCCTTTGCAAAGAAGGTTGGCATCAAGCAGTCCGTGGGTAAGGAGTTCGCATCTGCGGACAAAGGTAAAACTTTTAAACAAGGTGGTGATATGGCTTCGAAAATGAACCCCGGCTTCATGGCAATGATGAAGAAAAAAGCTCCAGCAAAGAAAATGGCTGGTGGCGGTGTGGCTGCGTCAAAGATGGGCGCGGTTAAAACTGCGGCTCCAAGCAAAGATGGCGTTGCTGTCAAAGGCAAGACCAAAGGCAAGCAAATCGTCATGGCCGGTGGCAAGGGCATGAAAAAAGGCGGCTATTGCTAATAGGAGTTTCTCATGAAACGCAAAACAAGACGGTTCGATGAGGGCGGCGACACAACTGCGGAGTTTAAGCGCCCCTTTAAATCCACTGACGACGCAAAGTCAGAGACTGCTGCGGCCCCCAAGAAAACTTCGTTCAATACGGCTTTCGCCGCTGCGCGTCGCGCAGGGGACAAGACGTTTGAGTGGGAAGGCAAGAAGTACGGCACCGCAATGAAAGGCGAAAGCAAGTCTTCGCAAGGTAAGATTAGCACTACCGGCGTCGATGCAGGCATTAATGCGGCTAAAGATCAGGAAGAGCGCAGAAAGCAAATAAGAAACACCAACACTTCCCCGCGTCTTGATGACATACTGGCCGTGCGTAATATGTCAAACCAAGTAGCGTATAAGGCAAAGCAAAAAAACATACGCGACTCGCAGGAAGAGCAAAAACGCGCTGCTGATTTGCTGTCCACTAGCACAGGCAGGGCGCTATTAGATGCGCAAGCACCGCGTATAACGAAGCGTATGCAAGACAATCAAGCTTATGCCGACGCAACCAAAAAAGAATTTCAAAACAGAGATTCGATGGCGCGTAGCGCGTACGAAGGCCAAGGATATGACTATGACGCAATGAAAAAAGGCGGCAAGGTCAAGAAGATGGCTGGCGGCGGCATGACCAAGTCCGCTTCTGCTCGTGCTGACGGTATAGCTATACGCGGGAAGACCAGAGCATGAGAGCCTCACGCGGTATGGGTGCAATTAACCCTTCCAAGATGCCCGGCGGGAAGAAGAAAGCCCGTCGGGATGACACCGACTTTACGCAGTACAAAGAAGGTGGGAAGGTTAACGCTGCTGGTAGCTACACCAAGCCCGGTCTTCGCAAGAAGATTGTGTCGCAGGTAAAGTCCGCAGCCACTCATGGCACAGGTGCAGGTCAGTGGTCCGCGAGAAAAGCACAACTCGTGGCTAAGAAGTACAAAGCAGCGGGTGGAGGATATCGTGACTGAAAAGAAGAAACCCAGTAAGGCAAGATTTAGTACACAACCAGAAATGCTTGGCGGAATTAGTACTGAGGGGGCGCTTGACGATAATTTTGGCGTCAAAAGCGGACGTAGCGCTCTTTATCGAACAAAGGATGGTAAAACCGAATCTATGCGGTTTTCGTTGCCCGATGCTAAAGCTGAAGAATACGCCTCTGAATTGCAACGCGAAACTCGCGGCATGAAAAAAGGTGGCAAAGTTAAGTCCGCCTCATCCCGTGCAGACGGAATAGCACAACGCGGTAAGACGCGGGGTATGATGAAGTGAAAGCACCGCAGAAAAGCTTGAAAGACTGGGGAGACCAGAAATGGCGAACAAAGTCAGGAAAGCCATCGTCAAAGACCGGAGAGAGGTATCTCCCGGAAAAGGCGATCAAGGCGTTAAGCCCGGCCGAGTACGCAGCCACTACGAAGGCAAAGCGGGCAGGGAAAGCAAAAGGTAAGCAGTTTGTTGCACAGCCCAAAGGCATAGCCAAGAAAACAGCAGGGTTTAGATAATGACCACATCCGGTACAGCCAGCTTTAATCTTGACCTCAACGAAATGGTTGAGGAGGCGTTTGAACGCGCCGGGAGTCAGTTGCGTACTGGTTATGATCTGCGCACAGCCCGGAGGTCGTTGAACCTCCTTTTTGCCGATTGGGCAAACCGTGGCGTGAACATGTGGACGTTTGAGCAGAACACCATCACTTTGACACAGGGGCAACCGACTTATGCACTTCCTGACGATACTGTTGATCTGCTTGACCATGTTATT